GCTCCGTACAACCCGCGGCAGATATCCGACCGGGCACTGGCTGGCTTGGGCGAATCGATCAAGCGGTTCGGGCTGGTGGAGCCGATCGTGTGGAACAAGCAGACAGGTCACGTTGTCGGGGGGCACCAGCGGTTGCGTGTGCTTCGTGCTCAGGGTGAATCCGAGGCGTCGGTCGTGGTTGTGGATCTGCCGGCGAAGGAAGAGCGTGCGTTGAACGTCGCCCTGAACTCCCCGGCGATTGCGGGTGACTGGACGGACGACCTGGACCGGCTGCTCGATCAGATCCAGGGCGACACGCCGGACCTGTACGGGGATCTACTGCTGGACGATCTGCGGAGCGAGACGAAGGCGAGCGTTGTTGAGGACGAGGCGCCCGCGGCGCAGGCGGATGCGATATCGAGGACGGGCGACCTGTGGCTGCTTGGCGACCATCGGGGGTTGTGCGGTGACTCGACGGTGGCTGGTGATGTCGAGCGGGCGATGGGGGGGGAGAAGGCGGCTCTCGTGTTCACAGACCCGCCATATGGCGTAGACATCCAAGAGCGTGACATGGCGCAGGCGGAGGTTCATGGTCGGCGAAAAGACGGGAAGGGCGTTACCAATGACGACCTGACAGGCGACGATCTCATCAAGCTACTGCGAGCAGCATTCGAGAACACCCTACGGCACGCTTCTCCGGGCGCGTGCAGGTATGTATGCGCTCCGTCTGGTGTCGATTACAGGCATCCGCTGAATATCCTCGCTGGGCTGGGCGTGGCCCGACATGGGTTGGTTTGGGTCAAGGATCGATTCGTCATGGGACGGGCCGACTATCACTATCGGCACGAGAATATGATCTTCGGTTGGAGTCCAGGGGCTGCTCACAAGCCAGTCCCGTCGCGAGATCAAGGATCAGTGTGGGAGTTTACTCGGCCCGGAGCCAGCCCGGAACACCCCACAATGAAGCCGGTCGCACTGGTCGGAAGGGCGATCTCGAATAGCTCGGAGGTTGGTGGGGTAATCTTCGACCCCTTCCTCGGCTCCGGCACGACCCTAATCGCAGCCGAGCAGCTTGGGCGGAAGTGCTTTGGAATTGAGATCCATCCGCAGTACGTCGATGTCACCGTCCGCCGCTGGGAGAAGCTGACCGGCAAGGCGGCGACCCTCGACGGCGACGGGCGGACGTTCGCGGAGGCTTCAAACATGAAAGGACAAGGGCGATGACTGACGAGAATATGAAGGGGCCGGTGGATGGCCTGGACGACATGGAGCACTGTATGGGCTGTGGTCTATCGTGGCACCGCCTCGACAGGGACCGACGATGTCCGAAGTGTGCAGGGTCAATGCCGCAGAAGGTGGAGGCCAAGATAAACCCTGAGTGTAGTTGCTGCCTGAGCCTCGTTTCCGAAATTGCAAACCTTCGGGAAATTGGATCTGCGAGCGAGGCCGCGTCCAATGTGTTGCGGGATGAGATCGCATGGCTTCGCGAGCTCGTCGAGCGCATGCCGGGACTGCAATCCCATAGAGTGCGATGCGGCGATAGGGAGGTGACGATCGGCGGCGCGCGCGGAGACGTCCTAACCGCTGGCGGATTCCCTGACGGTATCACCCGGGCGTGGGACGGCGAGAAGTGGATGCCGCCAATAGAGTTATGACCCAATGCCCGACCCCTTCGCAGACATCGACCGCCAGCTAGCGCAGAAGGCACTTGAGAAGCGGCGCGACGGCAAGATACCGAACGCCCGCGAGCTTGCTGCGCTGCGCAAGATCGAGAAGGAACGAGACGAGAAGCAGCGCGAGGAGCACTACCGGACCATTGGTAAGGCCGAATGGAGGCGATGGAGCGGGCGGCAGAACAAGATCATCGATGCCCAGGGCCGTCGTCTTGGCTTGCCGATCGCGCAGGCGGTGATATCTCTGCCGGACTTTGTCCGTGCCTTCCACGACTTCTTGGAGCGCTACAAGCACCAGCTCCAGATTGACGCGCCGGTGATGGACGAGGCGGAACTGCGGCTGCGGGTAGCGAAGGCGGGGCGGGAAGAGTTGAAGTTGGACCTGGAGCGGGGCGACGCGGTGCCTCGCGTTCAGGTTGAGGCTGACGAGCTTGCGATCATCCGGTGGGTGGTCGGCGTCATGGAGCGAGCCGGGCCGGAGTTGGCGGTCCGGATAGCCGGGCGTCGTCCCGCTGAGGTCAAGACGATCTGCAAAACCTACTTCGATCAAGTCAGACTAGAGGCAGTTGGCAAGGGTCACAAGAGGCCAGCCAAGAAGGTAGGGAAGCCACCATCAAGACGCTCATCAAACAGCAGAAGTCTCGCGACTGGCTGACCCCGACGCTCCCGATGGGCCTCGCGGCGTGGTCTGAAAGCTTCCGGTACGTCACCCAGGGGCCTCTTGTCGGCTCAGGCGCCCCCGTCCGGTGGTCGAATCAGACGTTTCCGCTGCAAGAGGGCATCATGGATGCCATCGATTCGCCTAAGTGGTCGGCTGTGGCGGTGATTGCGCCCCCGCAGGCAGGGGGCAAGACTGACTGCGCGGCCGTCAATCCTATCCTAAAGGCTCTCCAGTACGATCTGCGCGACTGCCTGTACATGAACGCGAACCAGATCAAGGCTGCGGACCAGTGGAACAAGAAGTTCAAGCCATCGATCGAGGCCGGGTTCCCTGATCTGATACCGGAGGACCGCGAGCAGGGCGGGACGAAGGAACGCCGGGACATGAGCAACGGCACGTCGCTGTTTCTTGCCGGGTGCGAGAGCATTGCGAACGTGTCCAGTTCGACGATCCCGAACATCGTCTGTGATGATGTCCAGGCGATGCCAGCGTCTGTCGGCGTGATGGGGCACCCGTGCGACGTGGCGTTCAAACGGTCTGCGGCATACCCGGAAGAGGAGCGTACGCACGTTTTGCTCGGTACGGCGGGTCACACCGAGGACTATCTGTGGCGTGCGGTGTCAAGGTCTGCGTATTTCAGGCCATTCGTGCCGTGTTTACGGTGCGGAACGTACCAAATCCTGAGCTGGGACCGGATGGTTTTCGATGCGACGGACCCGCTGGCGGCCCGATCTGCGGTCTCGATGGCCTGCGAGAACGAGGATTGCGACCATCAGATCGTCGATACGGAGCTTCCCAGGATGCTCGCGCGGTATCGGTGGGTCGCCCGAGGGCAGAAGGTGGACCGCAAGGGGGTGGTGACGGGCAAGCTCCCGGCCTCGCGTGTAGCTGGCTTCTGGTGGAACGCTTTGTACTGGCCTTTCGTCGAGTGGGCGACGCACGTCGGGGAGTGGGTCGAGTGCCGCGGCGACCCGGACCGCGAGAAGTCATTTCAGCAGAACGTGTTGGTCATTCCGTTTGAGCCGCCAGAGGAGGACACCGAAGCCTTGACGGTCGAGGCGCTTGAGGAGCACAGGACACCGGGGAACGAGCGGGGCAAGGTGCCAGAGGGTGTAGAGATCGTCACGAAAACGGCTGACGTCCACGACCGATTCATCTACTACGTCGTCCGCGGCTGGAATCCAGAGGACGGCACATCGCACCTGATCGATGCTGGCACGCTGGGGGTACACGGGCCGCGCCGGACAGAGAAGCTGACGGACGACGAGCACAAGGCCCGGATCGGGTATGCCATTCGCGATGCCCTGGAGGATCTGTGGCGCCTGGAGGCCCGCGGCTGGCCTGCGATGGAGGGTGACAGGCTGTTTCGATCGTCCATCAATCTCATCGACGGGGGGTATCGGCCGGATGCTGTCGGCCAATTCGTGACAATGCGGAACCAAGGGCTGCCGGAGATCCGGTGGGTGATGACGCGGGGCAAATCTGACTCGACGCGGACAAAGCCGATCTGGCCGCGGAAGTCGAATCGGAACATTAGGGGCGGGTATGCCTTCCGGGAGATCAACGTGGACGAGGCGAAGCACGTCGTCCGCGAGCTGATATCCAAGCCGAAGACTGAGCCGGGGGCGTGGCACACCTACTCGGATGTGGACCTGGAAGCCTACCACCGGCACTTGATCTCCGAGCACTTCGTCCCGCGGCGCCGGGCCGGCGGGGAGCGGCACGTCTGGGAGAAGCGGGCGGGGGCTGGGCCGAACCACTGGTGGGACTGTGAGGTCTTGCAGGTTGCCGCTGCCCTTGCGTGCGGCGTGCGACTTGTGGGGTATGAGAGAAACATCAAGGCCAAGCCGATATCTCTGCGAAAGCACTTCGGCCAGGATCGTAAAGGTAGGCGCCGATGACAGTTATGCGAATCATCGAAGGCCCCGAGTGCCCTGGCTGCGGTTGCCGGGACTCGCAAATCCTCAAAATGACGATCTGGTTTAACAAAAAACGCGAGCACCGGGAGTGCGAGCACTGCGGACGGAGGTTCACCGTGACTCGCGGCAAGCCGCCTGAGTCACCGGTGCCACTACCGAAGCCGCCCCAGCAGCCAGAAACCCCGAAGGCCGTCAAGGCCGGGACCGTTGAATACAGGCCCATGCGGACCAAGTGCCCGAATTGCGGGTCTCAGAAGACCAAGGTCGCATCGTCCAGGGGCGGGCTACGCTGGCACAAGTGCCGGGCGTGCAAGCACTGTTTCAAGTCTGTCGATACAACCGACAAATCTTCCCCATAAGTTACATCCTCTATAACCCGCCCATCTTGCCCATCTTGACACCCTCGGCTATACGTCCCACGTATGGCAATCGACGCAGCCACCATCCAAACAACGATGGATCTCGCGGTCGCGGCCATCGGCGATAACGACTGGGCGACGGCGATGCCGTTGCTCCGCCAAGCTCACGCGATGCTCGCGGCCATCCCCGATTCCAAGTTCGGCGAGACGGAACTGGAGTGGGACCGCGAGTCGATTGCGGCCCTGATCCAGGACGGCCAGAAGCAATCGGCATCATCGACGGGTATCCAGGTTCAGAAGCGGACCTATGTGAATGTGACGGGTTGAGCATGAACCTTAGATTCTGGCGCAAGAAGCGATCCGAGACGGCGACCAAGATGGTCCGCGTCGGCCGTACGCGCCCGAAGGCACCCATGAGCGACGAGGACTGGAAGGCTCGGCGATGGGATGCTGCGAAGACGAATCGCCTCAACTCAGCACACTGGGCCAAAGCACTCGGACAGGATGTCAATGCGGATCTTGAATCCGAGCTGACTATCCTGCGCATGCGCGCGACCCATGAACTCTCGAATAACTCGTTTGCGGCTGGTGTAGTCGAAACTCACACCACAGACATAGTCGGCCCCAACGGGCCAACACTTCAAGTGCAGTCTGTCTCCGATGCCTTCAACGAGGAATCCGAGCGGGCGTGGACAGAGTGGTGGGCGCGCCCGGACCTCAACGGCATTCTGTCGGGGGCCGACTTTATTCGGCTGTGGATTCGCTCGTTGTGGGGCACAGGGGAGTACGTCGCGCAGATCGTGACGGACAAGACGGCTCGTGGTCCCGTCCAGGCTCGTCTCCTCGCCATCGGATCGGAGCGGCTCGCGACCCCGCCGGCGGCAACCGGATCGGATGACACCATTCTCGGCGTGAAGCTGACGGAGACTGGGCGCCCGATCCTCTATTGGATCGACCAATCGTCTCGCGCAAGGCTCGGAATCACAGAGGATTTCAAGGGTGTTCCGTCCGAGTTCGTGATTCACGGATTCCGGATGCAAGAGGCGGGTCAGGTCCGCGGGGTTCCGTGGCTGGTTCCGGCCTTGCAGGCAATGGCGGACCTGCGGGACTACGACGATCAGATCCTCGATAGTGCGAGGGCTCATGCGGATTGGGCCTTGTACCTGTCCGCCGAGTCCAACGATGCGGTGCCGATCGACATCGAGACATCGGCTGATGTTGAGCGCAGGACTGTGTCTGCGCTTCCTCCAGGATGGAAGGCATCGTCCCATCAAGCGGATATGCCGCCAACAGAGTATTCGCAATATCGGGCAGAGCGCCTCCGAGAGATCGGTCGCCCTGTCAACATGCCATTGATGATCGTTCGTCTAGATTCTGGGGATCACACCTTCTCGTCGGCGACATTCGATGCGGGGAAGTACAACAACGGGATTGTGGTTCATCAGCGTTGGATTGAATCCGTGGCCCTTGCGAGGCTTGCGAAGATTGTGCTCAGCGAATCTATGCTCTCGGGTGCGCGACAACCAGAGGCCGGATTTAAGCTCAAGTGGATCTGGCCCGCCATTGTTCATGGCGATCCGAAGAAGGCGGCAGAGGCCGAGAAGATCCGGCTCGTTGACACGAAGACGCTCACTTTTGCAGACGGTGTTGGGGCGAGGGGCGGAGAATACCAGAGCCACATGGAGCAGTTGGAGCTTGAAGAGAAGGATAGGAAGAAGCGTGGCATCACATTGGGGGCTGCGGTCGCGAGCGTTCAGGCGCCACAGCAAGCCGCACCAACGGACGATGACGACGATGACTCTCCGCCCGCTCGTGGTAACGGGCGGCTCACTGCTGCCACACGGATGAGGATGTAGTAATGGCATCAGACATGACAACCGACGCGAGCGGGAAGTTTGCTGTGACTGATGCGGCTGCCGTTGAGATCACGCTGAACCCTAGTGGCGTGTACGGCATTCACAACGTCGTTGGTGATGTGTGCTATTTCTCAACGAACGGGGAAACACCAGAACTCAGTACGGCGACAAAGGCGGGTCACGGAATCATTCAGGACGTTTCGACCGTATTCGGCGAAGCTGTGATTCTATCGGGAGTTTCGACGCTTAAATTCCTGAATGATACGGGCGAGACGAGCAAGATTGTTATAACGCGGCGCGGGTTCGTTCCCGCCTGGGAGCGTTGACATGGCAACCGACTTATCTGATGTCGCGTCTGCGAAGATCCTGACGACGACTGCGGATGAGGAGATCACGCTTGATCCGGCAGGCGTGTACATACTGTCAAACAACGGCACGCAAGACGTGTTTTTCTCGACTGACGGATCAACCGTTGTTGCGAACACAAACACTCTGGTGGGCCAAGGGATGCTTCCGAAGCAGGGGACAATCTTCGGCCTTGCTCTGTGGCTGGCAGACGTTGCGACATTGAAGATTCGATCTGCTGCGGCGACCGTGCAGGTAACGATTTCTCGGGCTGCATTCATACCGGCGACTGAGAGGTAGGCCATGCTTCACAAACGCAAGTCTTCGGACGATCAAACGCGAGACCTGACTGCGAGGACTCTGCGCCTGTCGCCAGACAGCCTAGATGAGGCAACCCGCTCTGTTGAGGCCGTTCTTGCAACAGAGAAGAGGACGGCCGTATTCGACTTCGCACGATTCGAGGTTATCGACGAAATCCTACGCATGGACGGTGCGCGGTTTCCAGATCAGGTTCCACTACTCGATTCGCATGATCGAAGCACCGTTCGCTCATTGCTCGGCTCGATTCGCCAAATCAGGACGGAGGGCGACAAGATGATCGGTCGTCCGACCTTTACTGACGGCGTCGAAAGGGCAGAGGACGCATTCAAGGCAGTGAAGCAGCACCATCTTGAAGATATCTCTATCGGATACCGCGTCCATCGCGGTGAGTTCCAAGACATCGCGCCTGGACAGACCGAGGTGGTCGATGGTGTGTCATACACGGCCGGCGCCAGAAGGCTCCGGATAACGAGACAATTCGATGTTCGCGAAGGTTCACTTACGCCGATCGGCGCGGACAACACGGCGAAAGTGCGTGAAGACAAGTCGGCTGGAATTACCGAAACCGACAGAAAGGACATTGCTATGAGTAAGCGATTGAGGGCCTACCTCCTCGGCATCGGTCTCCGGTCGAAAGCTGATGAGGTTGAGGCACAGAAGTTCTACGACGCGCTGAGCGAGTCTGCGCAGACCAAGGCACAGAACGCGACGCGCGAGGAAGCTGTCATCGACCTCGGTGCGACTCCTGAAGAGGAGCCGAAACGCGAGGCTCCGAAGGTGAAGCCGAAGGAGTTGGCGCCCGTCGAGCCCGTGAGCGTTGACACTAGCGAGGCCGCACGCGCAGCTGCTCGTGCGGAGCGCGAACGTATCAAGTGCGTGACTGACCTCGCACGAAGCATCGACGGCATCCCCGACGCACTGCGAGAGAAGGCCATCGATGAAGGATGGCCTGAAGATAGGGCATCGAAGGAATACCTCCGGGCTCTCAGGGACGCCCGCGCAGAGCCTGTTCGTGCTCCGGCTGGCCACGCACACAGCCACGACACTGACTGTACTGAGCGCGTCCTGTGCGCTGCCATGCTTCACCGTGGCGGGCTTCTGAAGATCGACCCGAACGCCTCAGAAGAGAAGAAGCGGAATCTGGAGCGGCTCGCAGAGCAGTCGCACCGCTACCGAGACATGGCGTTGATCGACATCGCCCGCGAGGGACTCCGTCTGTCGGGCATCAGTGTCCCGCACAACCGCGACGAGATTATTCGTGCGGCTTTCTCCACGTCGTCGATGACCAACATCTTCACGACTACGGCGAATGCCTCGCTAATGCAGGCGTACGTGGAGGCCGAGGACACGACTCGCCTCTGGACGAAAGAAGAGGAACTGCCCGATTACAAGCTCAACGAGCGCATCCTGATCGGGAAGGGCGGGAACCTGACGCAACTGCCTCGCGGTGGATCTGCGGGCCACACTAAATACTCTGACCAGAAGGAAGAGTACAGGGCATTCCGGTTCGCGCAGCAGTTCGTCGTGGACGATATGGACATCATCGACGATCGCTTCGGTGCTCTTCTGGGTCGTCCTGCTGAGATCGGCAATGCCGCAGCTCGCGTCCGGCCTGACATGGTGTACTACCTGCTCCTGGCGAATGCGGCGCTCGGTGCTGACTCGATCGCGCTGTTCGACGCCTCAGACCACACCAATCTCCAGACCGGCGGCGCGATGACGATTGCAAAGGTCTCGTCTGCCATTGTCGCAATGGCCAAGCAGACACAGGACGGCGTAAATCTGAACCTCTCCCCGAAGTTCATGTTGTTGCCGCAGGATCTTCGCTTTACGGCACAGATCATCATGCAGTCTGCTCAGACGCTTGGCTCAACGACGGTCGGCAAGTTGAATGCTCTGGTGAACGAAAACATCAGCATGATCACGGACAACAGGCTGGGTGTTGCCGGCGTGACGGACCCGATCACCGGGACGGTTCAGGCCGGCTCCGCGACGGCATGGTATCTCGCAGCGAATCCGAGCCAGGCGCCGACGATCGTTGTCGGCTTCGTCCGCGGGACGAACAAGGCTCCGCGGATGCGATCGAAGATCCTGGACGGTGGCCAGTACGGCATCCAGTGGGATGTTTCCTTGAGCATCGGTGCCAAGGCCCTTGACTATCGTGGTCTCTCCAAGGACGCGGGCGCGTAGCCCACGGACTCAGGAATGAAACCGCTGCGTAAGGTTCGCGGCGGCTGAAGCGGTACACATGAACTGAGGAGAAACAATCATGGCGGAAGCCACATATCTCCGCGACAGCGACGTGGTGAGGATCACCGCTCCGGCCGCGCTGACGAACGGAGAAGTCATCCAGCTTGCAAACGGTCACGCGGGCGTTGTCGGGAATGCGGGTGCAGGTGTTGCATCGGGTGACGAAGCTGCGATCCAGGCCAAGGGCGTTTTCATGGTCGCGAAGACGACGAGTGTCGTCATCCTCGATGGGCAAAGGCTCTACTGGGTCGAGTCCACTGGGAAGTGCAATTTCACCGGAGACTTCTATCTCGGCGTCGCGGTTGGGGATGCGACTGCTGCGGCGACGGAGATTGCCGTGGACCTGAACGTCGAGATGGTGCCACTCCTCGACCTCAGTCGCGATCAAGTCGCTCTCACCGAAACGCTCGGCGGATTCGACGAGGGTCTCGGCTTGGAGAATGAGGGCGGGTGGTGGCGTGCGATGAACGACAACACCAGCGAGGCTTCAACTCACGCGATCATTACGAAAGCCTCATTCGCCCTCGGCAAGGGTGCGATCTTCGAGGGATGGATCAACGTTATTGCGCTGAACGCCGCTGCGACAGACCTGTCCTTCGGCGTTGCGGATGGCGTGGAGGCGACCGACTTCACCGCAGGTGCCGAGTTCGTTTCGATTCACCTCGATGGCAACGATACCGACGTACAGATCGGATCGGACGACGGCACGACCGATACCGCGGAAGCGGACGCGGCTCACAACTACGCCCTTGGTACTCCGTTCTTCGTTCAGATCGACATGCGCGACGAGTCGGACGTGCAGGTGTACATCGACGGCGTTCTGCAACTCGCGGCAAGTGACTTCGCCCTCGACGATGCGACGGGTCCGCTCTTCCCGATCTTCCACGTCGAGAAGACGACATCGACGGATCTCTGGGACGTCCGGTTCCAGGCATGGATTCGCACGCTGGCCCGCGTGTAGTCAGGAGCAACCGTGGCCAGCAGCCAGCTCGAGGAAGACTTTGCTACTCTCGGTCTTCCCTCGCTGTTTCAGCAGGGTGGACGGTCGGTGACATACGATCCGGCGGTGGGGGCTGACGTGGCCCTCACCGCCATCGTCCACCCCGAAGAGGCAAGCGAGGACATCGTCGAGACTGGCCGGCAGAAGAACCGTCGGCGCCGGATCGACATCACGACGGACCCCGCGTCTGACTTCGGCGGTGTCGCGTCTCCGCAGTTGAACGACAAGGTGACGATCGATTCTGAGAGTTGGTCAGTCGAGAGCTTCGGACGGATAGCGGGAGAGTTCATTCGGATGATGTTGGTCCGGCCGCAGGCTATCGAGCTTGCCCGCGAGTCGCTGAGGAGACGGCCTTGATGGCAGAGAAGAAGACGACGGTCTCAGTGAACGGCACGAGCATCAGCCTTGCACTGGTTATCAGAATCGCAGTCGTCACGGCAGTTATTACGGCTGGCTGGGTTGATCTTCGGTATCAGATCGCGTCTCTGCGAGACGAGGTGAAGCGAAGCACTGACGACCGCTGGCGGGCAACCGATGATCTTGTGTTCATGCATTCGTTCACAGAGCTGAACGAATTGAAGATGGTCCCCCACAGGGCCGCAACGGATTGACTGGTGATGAACGATGGCGACACGAGAAGGGCCGACTTCGATTGCACAGGCGAATCTGGAGGCGAGCCTTGCGGATTCAACGAACTTCAGGACGTGGGCCGGTGCTGCGGATCAGGCTGCTGCCCTTGCGCGCATTTACCACGACGGTATCCCGCGCTCTATAGCTGCGGACTCGCACACACTAGCGCAAGTGCAGTCTCTACGTCCCTATGTGATCGTGTGGACCGAGAACGACGAGTCCGAGCGTGATGCGGTGTCGAACGGACCGGACCGTAGCGATTCAGGCGAACTCGGGATGATGTTCGTTCAAGACATCGATCCTGGCGACGTCAACGACATTCAGGAGGCAGGCCGTAAGCTGATGAACGCAATGGGCACGATCCGAGTCGATCTGTTCAATCTCGCAGGGGATGGCCACATAGTTCCAAGCAGAATAGGAATGCCACAGCCCTGGACACACACGGGCGAAAACGACGAACCGGCTGTGGGTGATGCGCTGATTGCGATCCAGATGATGGACTGGGGGGCCGAAGTCTCGTGACGCTCATCTTCGCAAAGCTGACGACGAGGGGGGTCATACCGCCTAAACGCGGCATGAAGAAGCTGATCGGCACATTCAAGAAGCGCGGGTACAAGGAGATCGCGGGGCACTGGCACAGGTTCTTCCGGCCGGGTCACTTCACCTGGGAAGGTGCAGCCAAGTACAAGTACAGGCGTCGGAAGAGTAAGCCAGTACGGAAGCCCGGTACGCTGCCTCTTGTCCACACGGGGGATACCCGCAGAAGCGTCACACAACGGCGCATCAAGGCGACGAAGTTTGCGGGCATCGTCAGGATGAAGGCGCCGAACCTGAACCGCAGGCCGTGGATGCTTCGAGAATTGCACCGGGTTACAGGTCAGGAATGGAAGGCTCTGGCGAAGGTATGGGACAAGCGCCTCGTCAAGTCGATCCGCAGGTACAAGACCGTCAAGACTGAAAGGTTATAGCGATGCCAGTTCCAAGACGAGACGATTTGTACGGCGTCGAGATCGGGACAGATAAGCTCGGCGGCATTACTCAGATGAACATCAACACGGGCACGGAGTCTCGCGGCGATGTGTCTGACGGGTCGGTTTTCCCCGAGGTGGCTTCCATCTTCGGTCAGAAGCCACGAATCACGTTCACGACTATGGCCATAGACAAGGCGCTTTCTGTTCTCACGTTCGAGGGCGTCTCTCTGACAGCCAATGTCCTGAAGGCGTATGCGCATCGTCACGCGATCGGCGGTGCTCGTGCAGAAGGGGCGAGTCATCGACTGTACACTTGCAGTTATGGCGTTGCCGTGCCTCAGATACTCAGCGCAGATCACGGCGAGAATGCGAGCCTGACAGCTCTGTGTGTTCTCGCAGCATCGCCCGATGGTGCGACAGCTCCGATCGTTGAGACCGAGGACGCGACTTTGCCAAGCGGCTTTGACGACGAGGCAAGATGGACAATCGGTCCCGTGGTCATCGGCGGCGTCACGATCGAGTCTCTTAAGTCGATATCTATTGACTTCGGCTTGCAGGCGACTGGTGAGGCAGCGGATGGAGACATCTGGGACACATTCCATTCGGTTACGAACGCGCAGCCGGTCATCACGATGAGAGGTGTCGATGTAGAGTGGCTGAAGGCTGCGAACATCCCGCTTGCCGGCAAGGTGGCAACGATCGCGAACACGGACATCTACTTCCGCAAGCGCCTCTCTGGCGGTCAGTACGTTGCGGACAACGTGTCGGAGCACATCAAGATCAATGTGGCGGGCGTCATTCACATGGACGACGTTTTCGACGGAAGTTCTGGCGGGCCTGCTGAGGTTTCGCTGACGATCCGTCCGTATGACGACGGGACGAACGACACGTTCACGATCGCGACTGCGTCTGCGATCACCTAACGAAAGGAGAGCCCCATGAGTAATTTCGGTTTGGCTGAAATTGTGCAATTCCTGACGGCACTGACGGGCATCATTGATTCCATCTTGTCGATGATTGCGCCGCTGGGTCCGTTGCTGGCGTGGTTCGCCGGGCTAGGGGTGTGACATGCTTCTGAAGATTCTGACGGCACTGTTCGCGGCGTTGGTGATGTTGGCGGGGTCCGGCTGCGGCATTAACAAGGACATGACTGATGCGCAGGTGGACAAGGACATCGCGACCAAGATGGCGTGGATCGATAAGGCGGCCAAGGTTGCGTCCGATTCAGGAATCGCCTTCACGGCCGAGTTGACCATTGGCGGTCGTCCGGGTGTTGGCGAGGACCTGAAGTTTTACTTCGATACCGACGTGACGGCGACCTTGAGGTTCCACGGCAATGCAGCGGCGGGACGGCAGCCAGAGTAGGACGGTAACGGCAGCCGCGTGGAGCAGTTGGAAGCTCGGCGGTCTCATTCACCGCAGGTCGCAGGTTCGAGTCCTGCCGCGGCCAATGGAGCAACCCTGCGGATAGTATCCGCGGCCCAACGTCACCCGATGAACTCGACGTAAGTTGAGGCCAATACCGCGGATGGGTGGCGTTTTATGAGCACCCCGGGGACTTTTGTGGAGGATGACGCGAAATGACGCCGAAGCAACGCAAAGACCTTGAGGCCGACTTAGCGACGATTCCGCCGATGGAACCGCAGGTGATCAGAGAAGGTGATTGCTCGGGTGGCGACGCACGCACACGACCGAACAGTCGGGGTGCCAAGCTCGACAGGGCATGCTGGCGATGGGGCTGGCTGGCGATGATCGTCGTCATCCTGTTCTTCCTGTGGGGATACTTCGGCTGTGTCGAGGGCGGCAAGATCACGCCGATGGCCGACAAGATCGAGAAGGTCTCCCAAGACCTCTCCGCCTTCAAGGTCGAGGCGTCGGGGCACTGGGAAGCTGAGGCTGGCCGAGATATCAACAGCCCTTGGACAAGCCGGATCTTGGCAGCATCAGTGCCGCTCTGCTTCCTGGGCTACACACTCTCGCACCGCGTGCCCGTGTTCAGGTGGGCGAAGGACAAACTGAGGGGTGCGTGATGGCCGGACTCCTCTATTACATCCCCGAAGCATCGCGATCTGTGATGCTCCCACAACTCGATGCGATGGGCCTCGGCCATGTCTTCGATCGGTTCACGCCGCACTCGTCTGTGGGTGTTTCTCGCGGCCCTGGTTCTAACAGCGGGGCCGTTTTTGCGGTCGCGGCGACCGTGCCTTCAGAGATCGTCGGCTACTACCCGGACAGGCAAACCTGGAAGAAGGCTCCGGGTAATAGCTGGTGGGTTGGCATCGACAGGAACAATCCACCGAAGCCGGAGGACCTTGGACGGGACGAGAGCTTGCCGGGGCATCTCGTTACGTTGGGGGATCAGGCCAAGTGGGTCGTGCCGATCATTCGGGGTCTGTCCGACGAGGGCGGGAACCTGGCATGGTCCCGCGAGGTCCCGACTGTTTCCAGGCTCAACGAAGACGGCAAGTGGATCGAAGGTGACATGCTGCCGGAGTTCGAGCACCTATGGCAGGTGGCTCTCGACTGGTTTGAGCTTGCGAACCTACGCGGGACAGATGAGATCAATGAACGGTTCGGGAACATGGGCAACGGCCACGACTACGCGGCTGAGGCGCTCGGCGTGAATTACCGCATCGGACCGGCCGAGGCGTCTATCCTTCGATTGTTCACTCCACAGATTGTGGCAAAGGTCCTGAATGCAATCTCGGACATGCCGACCTACTTCGAGTGGATCAAAAAAAAACTTGCTGCGGGCAACGCGGACGAGAGTTCGTCCGATGGTCAAGAGGACTCAGCCGAAGATACCGACCCACCGTGTGTGACCTCTGGGCACTTTCAGTCGGACTTGACTCCAAACGCTTCCATTGAGGTGTAGGTCGTGGCGAAATCAGACCTGAAGTTTACGGGCGACGCCTCGCAGCTCGATCGCGAGTTGAAGAAGACTCAGCGCGAATTAGAGAAGCAGAAGCAGAAGGTCCGGGATATCGGCACGGAGTCGAAGAAGACAGAGGGAAAGCAGAAGGAAGCATTCGGCACAAAGTCCCAGAACCAGCTCGCGACGTTTGCACTCGGACTCGTCAGCGTGGCAGGAGGTGCTGCAAAGATCGCAGCGGCCTTCAAGAAGATTCGCGAAGAGCGAGAGAGGGCCGCGGGGAAGGTCAGTGAGTCAGAGTTCGCAGTGGGGGCTTTGTCGGAGCTTACTGGTGGTGACGCGCAAAAGCTGCGGGCCGTCATAAACCAATCTGATGCGCAGCTCAGGGCTGGTGGAGCCCTGACGCGAACCACAAGCGCAGAGTTCACATACAAGCTCACGGCAAGTGGACAAGACAGGGACGCCGCATTGCTGACGAGTTTCTTCGGCACGACTGCTGACACCACTACCCTCGTGGCTGCAATCAGTGCGCTGCAAAGCGCATTCCAGGAGCCTGGCGCAGCCGAGGGAGCCATCGGCGGGGCAGGAACCTTGAAGGAGGTTTTGACGAAGGGCCTTCTTGCAAACGTCCAATTCCGTGCGCCTTCCGTGAAGATTCTAACGGCCGCGGCGCTGGGCGGGTCTCTGTCGAGGAGCCTCGGAATCTCCGATGAGGCCCAGATTGCCGCCACTGGGCTCTTGTCTGAAACGTTGGACGTTAGGGGTGAACTTACGAAGGGTGGTGAGTCCCTGAAGACATTTGCGTCTGCGCTGTTACGGTCTGGACAATTCAAGGATATCGGGGGCCTTGAGGCGATTATCCGCGAGATCAGCGGTCGGGGATTGTCTGATCCGCAGAAGTTCAAGTTGCTCGGTGACACGAGCGCAGTCAACGCATTCAATCTACTTGAGGCTGGATTGCCCAAGCTGGTCCGAGTTACACAGGCGCTACAGGTTGGCCAAACCACAGACGTTGTCGAGGATATAATCGCATCCAGGCAGCAAATCCCAGAGCTGATCGCATCACGAAGGCGAAGGGCCTCTGGAGCAGCGCTAGAAATCACCCGGAGACCAGAGGCCATCGATGAGCTGCTTATCCAATCGTTCAAGGACACCCAAACGAGACGCGCAATAGAACAGTTTGGTGAGACTGGTTCGTTCCCAGTGCGCCTTCTCACGGCCCTTGCAAATACATTCGCAAGTCTGGTTACGACCGATAAGACATTCGCGCAAGCGTTAGCCCAGGGTATCGGAGGCCAAGAAGAGCTTGAGAATGTGCGGGAGATTCAGGCTGCGGCTAGAGAGGGTCGCCCAACGACGCAACCGATCGACGTTAATACCCCAGCCCTTGAAGACGTGCGCCGAAACACCGAGGCGCTACAACAGAACACGGCTGCAATCCAGGGCGGCTCACAACTCGGCGGACCAAACGAAGACCAAGGTGGATAGGCGATGGCGTTTGTAAGAGACACCGTCAACAGCATCACGACGACCTGCTCCAGGGTCAGCACGTCTCCGCCCACCCTGAAGAGTCGATCGCAGATATGGCAGCGTCAGGGGTTCTCTGGGTA